CCGTGCCATGGTGAGCCGAAGAAAGCGGGTGCATGTTCGAACCCGCCCGACCGCCCGACTTGCGTGGGGCGCGGTCAGCGCGGTGATGGCCTTTGTGACCATGCATATCAACATGGTGCTTGGATTTGCCGCCATGCTTGCGCTCTTTGGCTTCCTTTACGACGTGCGAACCTGCACCTTCGTAGACCTCGTGCGGAGCCTCATCATGGACTTTCTTGCCCTTCATGGGAGATTCCGCTTTGCCACCCTTTGCGTGCTCTGCACGGGGGTGGTGGTGATGAACACCATGGTGCTTAACACCTTTGTGTTCGTGGTGGTGATGTGCCTTATGACCTTTCATGGCCTAAGCTCCTCAGAAGTTGCTATACTGGGTAAGGCCAAACAAGCCAGTCGTTGACTGGACGTTGTAAGGCGGCGGTGACTGACGAACAATCAATTTATTCGCGCCTGTGCTGGAGGTGAAACCAGCATAAGTGCCACGAACGTCACCCGTTGTCGAGGTAGCGGTCGTGCGATCAGCGTTCACGTAGCTTGTGGCTGCCGTGATAAGCGTCGTCTGTTCGAGAGACGTTGCGTCGTTGATCAGAATATCCCCGAACGTATCGGAGCGGAGCGGCAACCCAAACACATCGGTCGTATCGACCGAATATGCGTGGCTTGAATCCGCAGCATTCAACACAACTGAATAGATGTATTTGAATGCTTTCTTGCCTGATACTTGGTTGCCAGCAGAGAGGGTGATTGCCTCAACCATTGGATAACCGTAAATATCAAAGCCCGAAACCGTTGCCGTAGTTGCGGTCGCGCTGGCAGCGGCAGTCACCGCCACAGCACGTCCAACGAGAGCCATCGGGTTCCAAAGATAAATGCCCGGTGTCTGTGCGTTGTTCGGGATTGCGCATTGTTGCACGTTCTGGAATGCCAGCGTCACTGTGCCAGACGTCGCAGTCAAATTGCTGTTGGTCTGGTAAGTGCCGGTGTAGCCCTGACCAACCGTCGTATATGTGCCGGTTGTCGTGAGCTGAGAGACGATCTGAACGCCAGCCGCTGTGCCTTGAGACACAGTGCCGCCCGTTGTCAAAACCACCATGCCGGGAGAAATTGGCATGCCGGAATTTGACGTGACCGTCATAACACCGTTGCTGAACGAAGCCGTCACCGATGCATAAGCATCAAGTGCAAGCACGTTCGTTTGAACGACAGTGTCTGAGCGAACGAAGTTCGTGCTGTTATAATACACGCCCGTCGTCGCTGAGTTTGACGTGACAAGTGTCAGCGTCGCACTGGTTGCGTTCGCAGAAGCAACAATCGCACCAGTCGCCTTGGAATAAGGCACAATGCTAAGCGTGTTAACATTGTCGAAACCAAGCCACCCAAAATCCTGTTGGTTTTGTGACTCACCAGGATTGTAAGTGAATGGGATGCGAGGGTCGAGGAAACCCGCCCCTGAAGAAAACAGGGACGAGCCACCAATATCGGGGTTGTAATCAAGACCGACGGAGCTTTGACCGAAGGTAATGATTGGACCAGTGAATGCGTCAATCGCCATGGTCAGTCCTCCTTACGAGGTTGGGAACGATCCGTAGATCGAACGCCAGTTGTAGTAACCGAACGAATAACGCTCATAGCCCTTAACCAACAAGTTGTCCGTAACGAAGTCAACCTGCATGTCGGTCTCGAACTTGACGCGCTCCATGTAAGCCAAACCGTCAATGTTCGTGAGGAGGAACCAAGCGTAGGATGAGGTCAAGTAATCGTTGACCATGTAGCCTTCGCTCAAGCCACCTGCAGTCGTCATGATCGCGTTGACATCATTGTCTGCCGTACCCGGACGGAGTTCCGTCTTGAGAAGGCGGATCGCCACTGGCTCGAGAGCTGGTGGAATGATGAGCTTGCGGCCGCGAGCGAAGATCTTCAGACCAGCCTGATCGCGGAAGTTCGTGCGGATCGCGATCATCGCGTTCAACAGCGTGGCTTCGTTGAGGTCAACCTGTGTCGTCGGGGTGTTCGCAATCGTGCCACCGTCGATCGGATGCGCCGTCGAGCAAAGCGCTACGCCGTCACCGCCAATAGATGCGTTGTAGGTCTGCGCAGTGTTGAGGACGTTCGCGCCATAGATTTCCTTGGTCTGATGGAAAGATTCCACGAGGCCGAGGTTGGAAGGCTGGAATTGGGTCTTGTAAAGGTTGTCATCGATTGCCTTGCGGGTAATCGCGTAACCCAAACCAATTTCAGTGTGTTCCTGATTGTAGATGAAGCGTTCGCCAGCGCCCGAATCGAATGCGGTTTGGCCGCCTTCGGACTTGAGCTGGGCATAGCCGAGGTAGCGCATTTCTGCGGTACGTTCGAGGGCCATTTTCGAATCGTGCTTCGTAAAGATCTTGTCGTATTGCGACGGGATCTGCTCATATTTGCCTTCAACGCCACGGAGACCGGGGAGGAGAAGGTCTTTGATCTGCGAAAGATTAACAGCCATGACACTTCACTCCTATTAAGCGTTGATGCTAGCAGGACCAGCACCGTTCGTGCGCCAGACTTCATTGTTGAAGCCAACGATAACGTTGCAATACTGCGTTGTGGGGTCGCCGCCGTTGCCGACGCTGATTGCGTAGTCAATGACGATGAACGGTGAGGTGATGGTCGTGCTGACGCCCGAAAGATAAGCACCAGAGCGACCCGTTGCGGTGTTGCCTGTGCCGAGAGCGAACGTAGCATATTGACCTTGAATGCCAGAACCCATCGTTGTGACCGTTCCCGTCATTTGAGCGCCGGAGAAGCTGGTCTGAACGATGAAGCGAGCATTCGGATCGTCGATAACATAAGCTTCGACGTCGCCATTCGCATCGGAACCGGGCCAGTAGCTGGACCAGACCGTGCGCTTTTGCGAAACGGAAAGATATTTGCAACCGACAAAGATACCAGCGATTGGTTCGGTGCCGTTTGCTGCGGTCGTGATGTAGCCAGTGGCTGCACCAGTTCCTGCGACGGGAGTTACAGGATCACCTGTGAAAATTGCGGTGCCTTCGGTCGAAGCAATGCGACGAGTCGATTGGGCAAAGGTTGGCGCACCACCGGCACCACCCTGATATTGCAAGAAACCGTAATAGGCAGCGGTATTCGCCATGACGGTAATCTCCTCTCAGAGAGTTCCATCATCGCACACCGGGGCGACTAAGAAACGGGAAAAAGGTTTATCTTCCACGCCGGGGGAAGAGAACATCGGGCAGTATGCCTGAATTGTAGAAAAAAGAAAGGGGCCAGAACAATAATTCTGACCCCAATATTCATGCATCAATCTGGGATTGCGGTTTCGCCTTTGTATGGGATGGCGAGATCGTAATCTTTGCTGATTTTTGGAGCAACTTGTGAATCATGCCGGTTGCTCAAACCCCCACGACCGTGTGGATCCATTTGACCGGACTTGATATTCACTTGTTGACGTGCATTACGAAGTTCTTTCGCTTTTGCATCGAGCGTAATTTCTTCTGGACGCTCCATGAGGAGCATTCCCTTGCGCTCGATTGCACCATCTGCGCCGACTTGCATCATTTCTGGATGACGCTCGACCGGAACAGGCGTCCAGCCAGTGCGACGGACATGGTTCATGTGCGAAATATCTTCCATGTTCATGGATGATTTGCGCTTCCATTCATATGTCCAGCCATCGGGAGCCGGAGGCGTCGCGAATTCATCGACACCATCGTCGAGGTCGGACGTATTGTTGCGAATTTCTGCTGCACGCTTTGCGGCCGCAGTCCTTGGGTCTTCCGCACGAGAAGGCGGACGGATTTCTCGACGTGCGAGAGCTTCACTTGCTTTTGTCATGGTTCATCCAATCAGTTGAGTTTGCCTTCTTTGATCAGGGCCGCCTTGTTGCGAGCGTATTCCTGATCAGTCATGCCCATCATGCTTGCCATTTCACGTTCTTGCGCATTGAGACGCACAACATTCGGCCGAGTGCCGGAATTTGTCGTTGGAGAACGTGATACAGGCGCTGCAGGAGGCGCTGACCGACGGCTGGTGGGTGCGGAAGCAGCAGAAAGAGCTGAATCTTCATGCGGGATTGAGTTGCGAGATGGAATCTTCAGCGTTTCTTCAATCGTATTGAAGTAATCATCGCTGTCGGCTTCCAAACCATCGGCCATCGCGAGGTTATGCGCCGCAATCATCTTCTGATAAAGCCGAGGATTGGTTGCATATTCCGGATGAGCGCGAACCCAGTCCGCCGAGCGCGGGGAAAGCTGCGAAGCCAGCATTTCGACCGGATCATTTTGAACCGGAGGTGCGGATTTCGTTTGCTCAATACGACTTTGATAAGCCGTTTTCCCGTTCTCGAGCTGCATTTTCTGAACGGCCATTTCGGAAAGCTGAATTTGAATTTCAGCAGCCTCTTCATGGTCGCCTTTGGAAAGAGCTTCTGCATAAGAACGCTTCAGCGCGAGCTGATTGTTCTTCACCGTTTCAATCGCATTGTCGATTAACTTCAAATTTGTGTCATCGACTTCGCTTTTCGCGGCACTTGCAGTCTCTGTGGCGCGTTTCATTTGCCGTTCAGCTTCGAGACGAGCAAGGCGCTCCTCTTCCAGCTTCAATTTCAGCTCACGAATGCCTTCGTCCGCAGAGATCTCTTTTTTGGGAGGTTCTTCGGTTTTTTCGACCTTGATCTCTTCCGTTTTTTCACTTTCCAACGGCTCGAGCTCAATTTCGAGGTGTTCTTCGTCTTGTTCTGACATGAATTGCTCCATTACCACACCTGATCCACATCCTGAATGCGCCCACGCACATTCACGTCATGCAAAATCCGGCATGGAACATTGTTGATTGTGATTGTCCAACCGTCGGACGGACGCGAAACGATCCAATCACCTTCTTCGATGGTGACGCCTTTGAACCATTCGCCGGAATCATCCTTGAAAGCAGTCGGGCCGAGCTTCATGACGAGGCCGACCTTGCTTTGGTAGATGTCTTCATCGACGGTTTTGTCAGTGAGATGGATTCCGCTTTTGGTTTTCGTGGGACGAATGTAAAGCGCAATCAAAACCTGATTGTTAAAAATCTCGAAATCCTCGACAGAACCGATTTTTTCGAGCAGAACTTCACGAGGATCTTTCTCGTGAAACATGGACATTGCTGGCATTTTATTCCCCTCTGTTTTTAACCCCATTGGCGATGGCCTCAGCCTCGTCAATGTATTCAAGAGCTGCACTCAGCCCTTGAATTTTTCCGACCTGCCTTTGATATTGATCAAAATCTTGAGCAGATCCTGCCGCGAGATTGTCGCGCAATTGTTCGTAATCCTGTTTTATCATCAATCTCAGCTCATAAAGAAGCCGATCTTTCGTTGTCAACATTCCAGACCCCTCTGGTTTCCCCTCTGTAAATTGGCTGAACCGGGTGCTCAGAGGGGCAAGCACCCGGTCCTCCTCTCATCGGGCAGGAGACCGCCCGAGAAATCCGTTATTTCTTGCGCGGAGGCGTGAGGCCATAGGCTTTGATTTTCTCAAGCCGACCCTGACCGCCACCGGAAGCCGAATCGATCGGATAG